CCGATGATCTGCTCGTCGGTGAATCTGCTCTTCTTCATGTCCGTTCCTTCTCTGAAAACGGACTCTACTAACTCTCAGCTGGTACACCCTATGGGGGGCAGGTCATGCAAGCAGCTTGCAATCCGTGCCCCAAAAGCGCCAAGCCTCGTCAATGCAAATCAGGTCCCCCGGCTTGCAGAAGGTGTCCACATCCTCCCCATGCGGCAGGAAATCTGCTTTGGGCACATCGTTGTTGGTGCAATGGACAACCTCGCCGAGTTTGTCCATGGGAAGCCCGAATTTTTCGTGGCAGTAAGCCCGGATGGCGTCGTTGTCGATGCCGTCCACGTTGGTAACGACACGTCGCCCTTCTTTGACGGCAGGCACTATGACCGACGAGACGCACTCATAGCTTTTGCCGGAGCCCATGAGGCCGGTGTAGGCGTTAATGGGCATGGCTTATCCGATGACCGGCATGCGGCGGATGATGAAACGTGTGGCGTAGGCAGACACCAGCGCCGACAAGCCCATGGGCAACTGGAACGCATCTAGGAAGAACCATGTGCCCGTGGTAATAGCTGACAGCGTGCCATTGAGGGAGTTGGCATTTGGCAGCAAGGCTGCGATGAAGCCTACGAACTCGCTGGTGATGAAGTACAGCGCAAAGAACAACGCGAACTTGACCAGCAGCGAGCGAAAGACCCACGCCAGAACGGAATTGAGAGCGGAAAGGAGGATGCCGAACATGGTTCACGGCCTCACGCAGACAGCACGATGAACAGTGCCAAAACGGCCCAGGCGAAAGCCATTGCCATCTGCAAGACTGGTTTGTTGTCTTCAATCAACTTGCAGTGGGCATCAAGGACATGAGTGCCGTACAGCTCAATGGTGGGCCTGGGGCATACACCAGTCTTGCCCGTGGCCTGAAAACCTCTCAGGTCAGGAGCCAGTTGCAGGATGGGGTTGGCAATCTGCTGCGCTGTTGGCAGTTGCTCAAGAGTAGGGGCACCAACGCCGGGATCGGGGCCAAGATTAACCAGGGGCGTGTCACTTCCGGGGTTCGTGGTACCAGGATTTGGATTCGTTGTCGGGGTCGTGACAGGTGCTGTCGGATTGGCAGGCAGTGCCCATGGATTGGGCTGATCAGTGGTTGTCGGATTCGGTGATACGAAATCACGTACCGTAGGCGCATATTGTGGGTTCTGCTGCAACCATCGAACGACTTCCTCGACAGTGATGGGCTGCGCCATCGGATACGGCAGGCCGTCATATCCAGGCTGGGATGCGGCTTGCTGCCATACGTTATTCGACAACTGCGCCAGAATCGACGGATTAAGCGGCTTTGCCAATTCTTCTTCCGTCAAAGTTTCAACAGCTTCTTGCGGTGAGAGCGTTTGATTGGGCTGCGCGGTTGTTGGAACAGGGACGCAATCCTTCTGAACCTCTCGATAGACGAATCCAGACTGACATGATCCGGGTGCGCCGGAAGGGTAGTAATTTGCACCTATGGCTGCGTAATTTTGCTGGCGATATCCGGTCGTCTTGTTTACGCGCGTGATGCCACAGCTCATCTTTGTTGGGTTTGAAGTTGTGGTGCATTGCCCCACTTCATACGTGGAATTAGCATCTGCTGGCCAATTCATCGTGGCAGCAGTTTGAATTACGGACATCGGATCGGAGCCGATAATTCCAAGGATTGTGGATTTCCAATAGGTGCCTGCAATCACCACGCCGCTCCCCGTGGAGGTTGATGGGCGTTCCACCTCAATTGTTTGATCCGGTTTGAAATACCAGCGCAAGAGAGCGTCTGCCGCAAGCGTGACACCATAGCTGATCAGCCCTCCTGCGGCAGCGGCCAATGTAAATGTCAGCCAGGCAGGGGCAGTAATCGTTCCAATAGCAATGGCAGCAGCACCACCAGCGGTTGCAGCAACAAAGTTGCTCGTTCTGGCGAGAGTTGCATAAGTACGCGGATCAGACGGAACATATCCGCGTGATGCCATCGCGTTTTGCATGATCCCGCTCATTGCGCGATTCATATTTTGAGCAGCACCAGATTCGGCAACCTGGGCATGCGATGCTGACATATAGAACAGAAAGGGAAGCACGCACAATTTCACAAGCAGCTTTATTACAAACACTCGCCAGAATAGAAGTTTCATCTTACTCAAGACCTTTAATTAATGCCCATGCGCATACAACACCCCAAGCAAAGACAAAGAGATACCAAAGAGAAAGCATAGAAAACCCCATCTTCAAAATGAAACGAGCGGGGTGATCAGGCCCGCCCGGTTCACTCAATCCGAGACGGCTGAATTAGCCGCCACGAATCCAGCGCAGGGCCATCTTGGCAGCAGTCATCGTTGCGTAGATGGCCGCCAGCACGCCAGCCACTGCCATCACAGCAGTGATCACGTCACTGGCACTGAATGCGCCAGTAATCGCGGTCAGATCGATGCCGTTGCCCGTCGATTGAGCGAATGCCGTACCGCTGGCAACGCCCAAGATCAGCGGGACTGCCGCAGTCATGACAAACTTGATACCCAATTGCTTCTTCATAAAATCTCCTTTTCAATTTCAGTTAATAAGCGGGAACCGCCCGCTTTTCGGTTTCATCTCATGCGTGACGAATGAGATTCAAAACTTGGCCGACTCCGCGACCGAGAAGGAAAAAAAGCACAACGACACCAAAGCCAACGCCGAAAGCCTGGGCAACATCAGCAGGATCGAGCTGAGGAATCGCATTGCTGGATTGCTGGAGTGTTTGCAGGTCGATAGCGATCTCTTTGCGCAAGGTGTCAGGGCATTGAGCAGCCACTGCGCTACCCCAATAGCCATGCGGGCCGTCGCAGTAGAGGATGTAGACCTGATTCATGCCTCCCTCACATGCAATAATTCTTCGCAGCTCAATGGTCGATAGAGTTGAGTCAGGGATGCCCGCCCCTCAAAGTGATCTACAGCCGCATGAACCGCAGCTTCTCGGGTATCAAAAGGCACTGCATGCGCCAGAAGGCTTTGGGTCACAACGCCACCCTCACCATCCGGCGCCAGAAAGGCGCCGTCATCAATGGACTGGACGTACCAGCAAGGGCGGCAGTCCATGTCAGGCCCCCTTGGCTTGCTTTGCTATTTCCAGGGGGCGCAGGCTGACAACCTGGGTCTTTTGCGTTTTGCCGGTGCTGACAATTTCCAGCCCGGCTTCGCAGTCGATGGGGAACGGCAGGTGCTTGTACTTGTGGTATTCATCGCTGGTGCCGAAGTTGTATTCGGCGGTGGCAAAGCCTTTGCCCATGCCTTTGCTGTCGTCCAGCTCAGTCTGCACGTAGATCTTGGTGCTGTCGTAGGACTGGCCGCTTTCCAGTTGCCCCTTGCTGCCCTTGATGCCTTGCACAGTGATGCGGGATGTGAACTTCATGGTGTTTCCTTGATTCCGGCGTTAAGCAGCCGCCAGCCCGGCCGGTTCGGGAGGCGTTGAAGAAAAGCGTTTGAGAGACTTGCGGATGCCCGCGCGCATGGCCTCCACTGACAGGCCATTGAGTGATTTCGGGAGTTGTCGATGCGCCTGGTTTTCAGCGATGTCCATCAACCAGTCAAAACCGGCAGCCAGGGAGAGATGCACCAGGGATGGGGCGACGGTGCGTTCAAACCAGCGAACCGTGCTTTCAACGGAAGACTCCGCAACTTTTTGCAGCGTGGGAATGGCCTGGGGTTCGACGTTTTCCAGAATGCGAGCCGTAAAACCGTAGGCACCAGCAAAGAAGGATGCCGGACGAATCAGTGTTTCCAGAGGAATGACCCGGTTTGCACTGCGCAGCTCGACTTCGGCACGCCACCAGGGATCGTCCAGCAGCTTGAACTGGTGGCCTTTGTCGTAGCCACGGAACATCTTTCCGCTGTCACGCTTGCCGACATAGAAGGTCGAGGCAAAGCCTTTTTTGCTACCGGCGTCATCGAACGATGGCTTGCGCCCACGGTAGGAAAATTCGTCGTTCTGGTAGGCCTCATAGGCCGCATCGAACCCGTATTTGCCATCGAAGAAATCTCGGGCCAGGTCGATGCGAGTCACCTTGCCTTGCAGCGGCAGAAAGAAGTCATACAGGCGCTGTTCCCAATCTGCTTGTCCGAAAGTGCAGCCTTCCCCCTTCACTGTGAAGCAGAAGG